CACTTGTCCATATATCTCATTAGTAACACCTGTATAGACTGTATTAGGTGAATCAGTATCTGCCTTGTATGTTAGTCTTAGTTTCTTATTATTAAGCTCAGGGATAAAAATCATAGATTGCTCCTTATCTTTCATCAGCTTGTTAGTCCAATCTACAGCCTTACCTGAATCATAGTACTCATCTCTACTAATTAGGATTAGATTATTCTGATTATCAGGATCAGCAGTAGCATAAATATTATACATCATAAAAATACTCTTGATGAAATCCGATTGCTTAATCTTCTCAGGGATAAAGTTGTTCATGGTAGTTATACCACTGTTCAATGGGATGTTATCAGATGGTCTGATGGTGAGGTCTATTGAGGTGATGTCTAAGATTATTTCAGGAGGTGTAAATGGGCTAATACTAAACTCATCCTCCCACTGCCTATACTGACCTGCACCTAATAATATTCTAGCTTGTGCTATCTGAATATCATTATAGTCTATAAATCCTGAGCCATCTGAGGTAGCAGTTAAAGTAAAAACCTCAGTAAAACTACCTAAGTTAGTAATACCTGAAGGCATAGCATTATCATCATAATCTGCATAGATATATTGACCTATGCAATCTATATTTTGATTGTTATCTATTTTCACATTTAAAGCTAATCTAAAACTATTACTGTGAGGAATTTGAGGTAATATAATTGGTCCTAATGAATAACATGATGTACTTGCATTAAGTGATAGAGTATAACTTACAGTCATCTCCCATGTATAAGATTGACCTGCACCTACCCCTGTCCATTGAGGAGTAGTGTACTCTCCATTGGTAGTATTAAATAAGTTGCTAGAATCTAATGTCTCAGTCCATCCTGTAGTAATAGGATATCTGATAGGAATTGTCATCTGTCCAAAAGTTGCATTTACTTGAGGAGTAGACCAAGTCTGACTCCATCCACTATTACTAGCCACTACCTTATAATCATTCCAATCCACTATATTCTGATCACCATTGTATGGAATCAGTAGCTTATCAAAGTTCGCAGCTGCTAATCCATCCCAAGTATAACTATATCCTGATGTAGCAAAGATTCTATCAAAGTAATTTTTAGCATATATAGCAGGCTTAAACCAATTTAGCTGATATTGATTGTCTATATTAAATGGCATCACATACTTATATCCCTCTGTTACTCCATAGTCAAAAGTACTAATCACTACATCAGCATCTACAAAGTGATCTAAGTCTGAGAAATCTAAGTCAGTCAAATACTTATTAGAGATGTCAGTAAAGAATGTACCTCTATCCTCCTTAATCAATACCTCATACTCCACCATCTGCTCATAGGCTGATGTGAGCTGTGACTTCTTAATGTTAATGAGCTGAAGAGTTGCGTTAGTCATAACAGGGATACCATCCTGAATAACATCACAGCTAGTGAGCTGATTAATATTAAAAGTGCCAGCTTGAATGTTTACATCATAGTAGTGATTCAACAGGTTATTGTTATTGTTATTGCCTACTAAAGTAATGGTCTTACTAAAGTTACCTGTTCTTTTAGATATATCTCTAATATCTCCTATGCTAAAGTTAAGAGGGAATGATGTACCCTCTTTAACATCTAGGTAGCCTGTGCTAAGTTGTATCCTAACCATTGATAGGAGTATTAAGTGCTAGCTTAATAGTTACTGATTGCTTAATTAGATTCTTATTTCGCTGTCTAAAGTTCTCAAAAGATGTAGCATCTATAGTGCAAGCTCTTGATTCTATACCATTATTGTAGAACACTTGAGGGGATGTTAGTAGCTCTTGGAATCTATCAGCATCGTATTGGTCCATCCAATTAGTATTCAATTCTAAGGTATTAGATACATTAGTGTTTAGTGTTCTGTTGCCTATAGCAGTTGAGCTATACAACCATTCACCATCTACCACCTGACCATCTACATGCTGATTATACATCTCTCTACTTATCTGACCTTTCTCATAGGTCTTTAGTTGGAATGCAAAGGATTGCCATGATCCCATTCTATCTAGGTAGTACAGATAATCTTCATTGATAACACATCTATTGTCATACTTAAAGTAGTACCGAATTTCAGCAGAACCACCTTTTATAGATACATAAAAGTTTTGAGTGATAGGAGCTTCAGATGGTACATCTGTAGTCACAAAGAAATTATATAATCCATCAGTAGTACCTGGTGCTACAGTAGATGATGTTAATTGATTATCATCCCAATCAAAATAAGTCACATCATAAGTATCTACACTATATGTTCTAACCATTAAAAAATATAATTGACCTGTGGCAATAGATGCTGCACTAGCTTGAGTATTGCCAACCAATGATGTCAAAGCATTACTAGGAGTAAGTGTAGTATTGTACTCTGTAGATGGGAATAATCCCTGAGCATAGATACCTAAGCTATAAGCTCCATTGAATACCTCTAGCGCTGATAGAGCCACATCCTCTATAAGTATTGTCTTTCTTAAATCTGCATAGGTAACAGTGCCATTGATAGTGGCATCAGTTACAGTATCCCATCTAGCATTTATAACAAATAGGTTAGTGCTAGCAAAGATAACAGTATGCAATCCCTCTACTGTAGGATTAGCAGCAATCCCTCCAAATGCCTGAGTAATACTTATCTGATCACCTAGCACAAAACCATGAGCATTGTAATGTATCACTATATCTCCTCCTGTACTTTGTGTAAGTGAGTTAGTATATACAATATTAGCAGTGTATTCATAGCCAAATCTGATATCATATTGATACCATGACTCATTTACAATACCTAATCCAAACTTCCATGTCACCAATGACTGCATCAGCCTAGAGATATCCTGCTCACCATACCCTGTACCGAATACAGGTAGAGTCTTATACTGAGCTATCGGAGTAGCATTAGTTACAGGATAGACCGTAAAGATATATCTGAAGCCAGGCTCATTCTTATAAGCATTATCTATGATATACTTAATAGGATTGTAAGCAGGCATCATTACAGATGGCTGTGCTATGATTGTAGTAGCAGGCATCTATTCTCCTTTAAGTGCTTTCAACTCTTCATACAAGGCTAGGAGCTGTGTTTCTTTCTCTTGTATTAGTTCTTCTGTTGTTCTTTCAATAACATCTACAAGCTCTTCAATGTATAGCCCTTGTTCGTTGTAATATCCTATTAATTGTTTCATCTTAATTTATTTAAATTGTATGTATTCTTACAGCTCTTACATTCACACCACCGCTGTTTTTAGCTATACCGTTTTGACCACTATTAAGGAAAGTAATTGCGTACCCATTACTTGCATTAAACTCCGTAGAAGTCCAATATTGATTAAACATACTACTAAAACCATTTGTTGTTCCTAAAACTTTATTTACAATAGCAGCTGAATTATAACACATATTTAACTCCCATAGTGCGGGTAGATACCAATCTGAAAAACCACCACCTGCAAAAAGTCTTGCTATTCCTGCAGCATAAAATGTAGTTGCAGGAAGACCTGTTTGTGCTATAATTGCATTAGTATTACTAAGACCATCAAATAAACTTTGACCTGTAGCACCTACTGCAGTAGTTTGTTGTGCAGGTACTGTCCAAGGTAAACCTATACCTAAATTAGTTAAACTTGCAACAAGAGCTTTATTAACTCCACTTTGATTAAATACTGCTACTACTATTCCACCTCCAATTTGTGCCCCTATCTCTGTACCACCTCCACCACCACCTGAAGAATTAATAGTCTGATTTGGGAAAGTCCCTGTAATAGTTACATTAGTTCCTGCTACCAAACTTGGAGTTGCTGTGCCTGTACCTCCATTCGCTACTGCTACAATGCCTGTAACGTTGTCTGCTGTGCCTGTTGTATTCTGATTAAGAGTAGGTACATCTCCTGCAGTTATATTAGCTCCTACTGTTACTCTACCCTTAGCATCTGTAGTGACCTTTGTATAAGTTCCTGCTACACCTATTGATGCTAATGTAGCTGTGCCTAAAACATTCGCAGAGCCATCAAATGGAGGGGATGTATATAGTACATCACCATTAGTGGATATTGTTCTAGCTGTTGCTAATGTAGCAGTAGAGCCTGCTGTACCTGTAGTGTTTTGATTGAGTATAGGGAAATCAGCAGCTACAGCTATACTTGGTACACCTGTGCCTGTTGTGTTTTTTAATATCCCTGTATTAAGATTAGATAATATAGTGTTATTGATACCTTTAACAGTCAAAGCAAAATTACCCTCAGCGTCTCCTGTATGAGTTGCATTACTTACTAAGCCACTATATTGACTATTGGTAGCATTGTCACCTGTATTAGTGCCTGATAGATTTGCTACAGCTCCATTAGCTAGCATTGCATTAGAGATAGCTCCATTAGCAATAGCTGTTGTATTGCCTATACTTGTGACAGGTCCTGTAAGATTAGCATTAGTTGTAACTGTTGCAGCATTGCCTGTAGTACTTTGATTCAAAGTAGGGACATCAGTTGCTACCATAGCTCTGAATGTTGGTACTCCTGCAGTTCCATTAGGTGCTGCTAGAATATGATTAGCAGTCTTTGAGGCATAAGGATTCTGAGTATCTCCATAACCTGAAGCAAGGCTGATATCAGGAGCACTAGTTCCTGTAGCTACTACAGGTGCTGTTGCTGTAAGTGATGCTACACCTGGAGTCACTACTAAGTTACCACTACCTAGAACAGAACTACCATTGATAGTTTTGATGTTAGTGCCACTTACTAAGGTGTCCTGCTTTGAAGCTAAGATATTAGCACCTGTAACTGACTTTGTCACATAGCCACCTGCACCATTACTCTCACTAATTTCTACTAAGTCAGTAGCTGCTATAGGTGTACCTTTTGCTGTTAATTGACTAATCTTTTTATCTGCCATAATTTATTGTATTACTCTGTTTTCTAAATCCTCTGTTACTCTTTGGTCACTAATCTCAGTTACTCTGTTGTCAGTTGCTGGAGGACCTCCCCCTGCAACCAATAGCCATGCCTCTAGCCAATTAGCATTGATTGTGACTGTACCTCCTAGCTCTAAGACTATATTCATAAGGTGATCATCTGATGTACCAGGATCTCCACCTACTATAGATAGTATCTCTCCTATTAAATCTTTAGAGTTAGATACATCTATACCATAATGATTGGCTATAGCAAATATGTAAGATTCATTCAATGGGGGATAAGTCCCTACTGAATATGCTGTAGCAATGTCTCTAAGTATATCATTACTCATAACTATATTACATTAAGATAGCTTTTTGTTTAGAACGCATAGTATGAGTCATCAGTATAATATTCCTGCCTGATGTAAGTAGTAGCATATCGTATTGCATCCATAGCATCATCATACAGCTTCACAGGCTCATCCATAATTTGGTCACCTATCTTCTTCCACTTATAATTCTCATACTCTTTCATTATCTGCTTATCCTCCTGACAAAATACTCCAAAGGTCTTGATGTTATCTATGCCTTTCTTCACTACCTTGTTAGCATTATGCACATCATACCCTGCAGTATTCATCTCTGCAATTATCTCAGGTCTTGAGTAGTCTGCCATGATTTCTATATTCTTATCCACATTCAAGGCATCCATCTTCTCTATCAGCTGAGTAGTGGTGAGGTAGCTCTCATAGATTACCTTCTCAATGAAGATATCATTGTCACAGTAGTATACTCTCACTAGAGCTGTAGGGTGATTATATCCAAAGTCTAAGCCATAGACATACTTCACAAACTTAGTTGGTCTGTGAGCTATGAATGTCCAATTAGAATAGATGTTACTCTTAGAGATAGCT